AGTTCCCACGCTGCGTCACAACTTATAGTCACAGGATATGGATTCTGAATAAGTCGTGGCGTTGAAACAGAAAGAAGTGGAACCCATGCTAAAAGCAAAAGTGCTTTAGTCATAGGATGAACGTTAGGAGATTATTATACTCCTATTCATACTATCTAGGCAAGTATGTTTGTATTTCCTGATACAATCTTATTATTACTTAATCTCTTTGTCTCCAGTCCTCTGGTTTGTCATCGGTGAAAAAGTCAATAATATCATCAGCACTATAAAATCCTGTTCTATGATTTGATGGGTCTGGGTCTCCCAAATCCATAGCATTCATAAAACCATCTAAACTATCCTCTTGCATGTCTGGATTAGCAGCACGGCGTCTTGCTTGCCTTAAAATAGTTGAAGCAGACCTATTTGCTTTAGCAAGTTTTTCTGCCCAAATCATATCCTCTAGTCCTACCTCTTGATGTCTGGCAATCTTATTGCAGATTTCTTCCAGACGAAGACGATATTGAGTAGAGAGCATATTTAATCTCCTTGTTGGTTTATTTAGCATTAATCATTGATTCTAGATCATTAATTCTGCTGAATTCCTCATATGCTTTTTCAGATCTTTTGGATAGAATATCGGAAATATCATTAAGAATTACTTGATTATCAATATATTCATCCAAATACTTGTCCAACGCTTCTTTTAAATAGCGTTTGCGATGCCACTCGGGCGAATATGGTTTATAGTATGACATTACAAAACAAATATATGTAGATGATTATAAGATATGTATATCAATATGTCAACGTTCGATATAACTTAGAGTATGGTCTTGAGCAAAAAGTTGATGAATAATCATATCACATCCAATCTTTGGATTACATTCACCACAAGTATAAACATCAACTGCTGCCTTACCTTCTTCGGGCCAAGTATGAATACTAATATGACTTTCAGAAAGCAAACAAATTACAGTGACTCCTTGTGGTTCAAACTTCTTAGAAATAGTCTGAACCACAGTGGCACCACTTGCAGTTGCTGCATTTTCTAGTAAGTCAATGAGACAACGCTCATCATTTAAAAGAACAAATGAACAGCCATACAAGTTAAGAAGATAATGCTTTCCCATCTGTCATGGATTCTCCTTCACGTCTTTTATTAATTCACTGATATATGTTTCAGTTCCGTCCATAGTTTTAATTTCAAAAATGGAAGACTTTTGATACTTTTTAATTTTTTTATAATGCTTTAGAAGTTTTTTTATTTCATCTTTATAAATTTTAACTTCTATTTTTTCTTCACTAAAACCTTCACTCATCTTTTTTTCTTTTTATCTGGTTGTTTATATCCCCACAGTTTGGGATTAGTACGTCCGTATCCAAAATCAATCTTTTTAACTACACCTGGACCATACTTGTCATAGTACATATCAAAAATACGAACTCTAGATCCTCTTACTAAATCCAACTTTTCAGTTCCATCTAGATTATACCAAATCAGATAAGCATCATTTGGAAAGGAAGAGTCTTTTGCCTTTTCGATTGTAGTATCTTGAAGTAAGATGTCGCACCCATAATTACAAGGCAGAATGCTTTTATCTTCTTTCCCATATTCTGCCATATCTTTCTCCATTTGTGCTACAACCGTCATGAACGACCACCCCAACGAATATCTTGGTATGCTTGCTTTACATTTTCAAGAGTTATTTTATATTTATTTGTAAGATTCTTATCTTTTGTAAGAAGCAATACTTCTGCCTCTTTTGGATGAAGTCCCCTAAGAAGGTTAATAAACATCATTTCTCTGCGGATAGATGTTAATGAATTATTGCCTCCTTTTACATAGTGATAAAGGTTTTGATATTCTCTACGAAGAGAAGTACGGCCACGTCCATCAAGATCTTGACCAGTTGCAGATTCTCCACTAACTATTTCTTTTTTCAAATTATCAGAAAGCGTTCCTGAATATACAGACTGGTCATTAGCATCTGCATAAGGAACATCACCTTCTGGAAGAAGACTAATTACTGTTTCATCAAAGTTCCAAATAAAAATAGACTTAATAGAATCATGTTCATAAGTTTTTAGAACTTCTACTTTTTTTGCATTACTTCTTTGCTTTGAAGCAAGTTCTAAAATTTCAAAAATAAAAGGATTTGTTGGAAGAGTTTCGATAGGTTTTTCAGTCGTCGTCTTCTTCGTCTTCGTAGTCGTAGTCGTCATAATTGTTTTCAAATCTTACTGCTAAAATTTCGTCAGGAATTATATTTCCATTTGAGTCAAACATCTCTGGGTGGGTATAAACAGGTTGTGTTTGGTAGAAATGCTCTTTTGCTAACCATCCTACCACACCTCCAACAAAAAAGAACATTATTGAAACGAGAGTACTGATGGTGAGAGTTACTGCTAACATCTTTTTTTCTCCAGAGAATTTACTTTTTTCTTATGTCGAAGTGAAAATCGATAAAGAAATGAAATTCTCTTTTGAAGAGAGAAATCATCTTACCAAACTTCACTTGAAAAGTTTTTGGTCTTTCAGATGTTCCCCTCCTATTTCGTAGTAATAACTCAACACCCCGATTAATTTGGAGTTCACTTTTATTTAGTTTGCTTTTTGCGTCGTCCAGGTCGTCTATCATGACTATACTTCCACGCATCTTCTAGGATGCCATACAAATAATTCTTAATTTTTCTTGCTTGTGGTTTTGGAATATGTCCATATCCTTCACGAAGTTGTTTATGCATTTCGTCAGAACCACCTTCAAGATATTCTTCAAGTTCGGTTACAAGATCACTTAATTCATGGGCAGTATTGCTTTCAATAAAATCTTTCACTTCACTTCTTTTTGCTCCACGAACTTTAAGATAATCATAAAACTTCAAAACAAATTGCCCATTGAAAGCATAGTCAATGGCTTTTTCTACATCATTACAGACTTCGTGAAAATTATTATCCATTAAACTAGATTTTGCTCCTTAAGGTATTGAACAGTATCTGTACATCCACCAATGTATTTTTCATTTACAATTACTTGAGGAAAAGTAGAACCTTGTCCAAATTCTGAATAGAATTCTTCACGGGTAAAATCAACTCCAAGTTTATAAACTACATGCTGTAGTTCTGCTAACTCTAGCACCTGTTGGACTTTTGTGCAATATGGGCAACCATCTTTTGAATAAACTGTAAACTTCATAATTGTTATAAAACTGAAAGTTATTTAGCGTTAACTGGAATTCCCTGGCCTTCAGGAAGTTTGATTTGTGGAAGTTTTTCTGGTTCTTTGACTTCCCAAGAACCACCAACACCACCATCCATATTCACTACAATCTCATTAGTAGGCAGTGCTTTGGGCATTTCAATATCAACAACTTGACCCATCATAAACTTATTTCTTGTAATGGTTCTGTTTTGTGGATCCATAGCAACCATTATAAGAGCATCTGCTTCTTCTCCACAATCAACAATCTTTCTTCCCGTTTTAGTTTCAATTACGGAGAAGTAATCCTCACTTTTGTACTTTTTCATTCTTTAAAGTCTTTTGAATATCATAGGATACTTTGGCAGGTCTGTAAAGGTTTGGCCAAGTATCCCTGATAATTTCTGCTAATTTATATGGAGTTGTTGATGTTATCATAAGTCCTGGATAATTGACATTATAAAAATAAAAAACCCAAATGCTATAAAAGAAAATAGAATTAAAAACATAAAAAAAGGAGTTCAGAGAACTCCTCTTATTTATTTTTTAGAGTGCATTGCCTCGTGGTAATACCTCTTCTGGGAACACGAAGTTCTCATGAGGTTGGTCCACAGGAGCCATCCAGGCACGGAGACCTTCATTCAGAAGGATGTTTTTCGTGTAGAAGGTTTCAAACTCAGGATCTTCTGCCGCACGAATCTCTTGAGATACAAAGTCGTAAGCACGAAGATTAAGAGCAAGTCCAATAATACCGATAGAACTTGTCCAGAGACCCATGACGGGAACAAAGAGCATAAAGAAATGCAACCAACGCTTGTTACTAAAAGCAATACCGAAGATCTGTGACCAGAAACGGTTCGCAGTAACCATCGAGTAAGTCTCCTCCTCTTGCGTAGGTTCAAAAGCCTTAAAAGTATTTGCTTGGTCACTGTCCTCGAAGAGTGTGTTTTCTACTGTTGCACCATGAATAGCACAAAGAAGAGCACCACCAAGAATACCTGCCACACCCATCATGTGGAAGGGATTGAGCGTCCAGTTGTGGAAACCTTGTAAGAATAGGAGGAACCTAAAAATCGCTGCAACGCCAAACGACGGCGCAAAGAACCAACTGGACTGTCCGAGTGGATACATGAGAAACACACTGACAAAAACAGCGATAGGCCCAGAAAACGCGATAGCATTGTACGGTCTAATCCCTACTAATCTGGCAATCTCAAATTGCCTGAGCATAAATCCGATTAAGCTGAAAGCTCCGTGGAGCGCCACAAAAGTCCAGAGTCCCCCAAGTTGGCACCAGCGGACGAAATCTCCCTGAGACTCTGGACCCCAAAGTAGAAGAAGAGAATGACCCATAGTATCTGCTGGGGTTGATACTGCGGATGTTAAAAAATTACATCCTTCCAAATAACTGGAAGCAATACCGTGCGTATACCACGAAGATACAAATGTCGTTCCAGTAAGCCACCCACCAAGTGCGAGGTATGCTGTTGGAAATAAAAGTAGGCCAGACCAACCTACGAACACAAATCTGTCCCTTTTCAACCAATCATCAAGGACATCAAACCATCCACGCTGTGATTGGGAGGGTGCCTGTAAAACAGAAGAAGTCATAATCTCTTTTACATTACTTTACATATTTATTGTAATGGAAACTGGATAAAAAAGGAAGTGTATTTATACTTACTGCCTTCGGCAGGTGCCCTTGCGGGCACTATATTTTAGAGTATCTACCATCAATAGGTTTGTTAGGGTCAAGTCCTTTTTGTTCTCTATATTTTCTCCACCTTTCTTTGGTTGCTTCACTCCTCCTCTTTCTTTCTTCTTCACTAATATTTGGATTTTTAGAAGCATTCTTATTACCTTTACCTGCCTCACTTATTTTTTTCTTTGTCTCTTCACTCAATTGCTTACCAACCATATTAGTATTTCCTTCTAAACCTTTTGATATTTTTGATTTATGCTCCTCACTCAACTT